CTTGTTGTGTTTGTATCAAAATAAAAGTCTCCTGGGACTCCAAGGGTGGCATCTGGGTTTCCGCCTCCACTTATTATTGTTCTTCCAGGCGCTCCAGTAGACCTAACTACTACAAGTGGGTTATTTTCTGTAACTATTAATTTTGTTGCCATTACACTGTTACCGATCTATTCAATGTCATATATCCTTCTAAGAGCCTAGTCTTGTTTACGCTTGGATCAACTAATACTAGGTCGTATGCGGATTTTGGGAAAAACATTTTGTTTGTTCTATCTGGAGATATAGAAATTTGTATTTTTCCTTCTACTGGACTTATTGTTAAACCATCTTGCTCTGTTAAAGTAAAAGCTAGCTTTTTACCGCCTTGAGTATCTCTAACTTGAAGTTTTGCTGTGTGATTATGAAGTTGAATAGGTGTCTGATCTTCGTCTAGGTACTGGACCTCAAACGTAAACGTCGTATTTTGATCAACTTCAAAATTCTTTTGCGCTGCCACATTTACCCCTAAATTAGAAAAGCCCTTATGCCAATTTTAGCATAAAGGCGTTCCTAATCAACTATAACTTAGGCTTTGTTGGTAAATCCAAAATTCTTATCATTTGGATTTAATGCCTTTAAAATTACGGGTGCGACTGCTGCCACTCCGCCAAGCAATAAATCTCTAGGATTTGTATTGCCTGTCATATATAAAGCTAGCGCTGCTGAAAGAAATGCTCTTCCGTAGCTAGCCAATGCTGCTAGGATCTGTTCTTGCATAGTTACTTTCCCATCTTTATTTAAATCTGCTTTTGCAAATTTAGCCATTTTATTATCTCCTTGTGGGCAATTTGCCCTTGGAATTTTCGGCTGTGGCCGAATACTACAATTCTACCACTATGCTGAAATATCTACAAGTTCGCAATTGCCGTCAGAGCTACAGGCAAGGGTGGCAGAGGGTGATGTTCCATCTTCTGTTTCATAGAAAGACAAATCTTCCCAACGAATATTTTTTGGCATTTTTTCAACAAGAGCATCATACTCTTCTTTAGAAACTTCCTGGTATGGCGCTTGCTTGTATGTATGCTCTGAATGGGGGAGGAAAGAAATTCCAGAAACTTCATCAAAATTCTTATAAACCCAGGCACCCACCTCCATCCACTCATCTTCTTTTACGGAAACAGTAATTGATGGCTTATGTTCACACCAAGCACGTTGGTACACTAACCAAATGTTTAGATGATCAATTGCTGTAAGATCATTTCTTACAATTGCTCCTTCTGGTGCTTTTACTGGAAATGAGAATACGTATGTATCGTTTGGCTTCATTACGTCGTCTTCTACTGGGATTCCGACTTCCTTCAAGAAAGTTGAAATTGGATCTCCTTTTGACCCACGAACCGTACGAATGTAATATGGCGAATGCCATGGATGCATTCCAGAAGAAACTCCAACTAATTGAGAAACTGTTCCCGAAGGCTTTACGCATGTAATGGCCGCTGATTCTGGAATACCTATTTTAGAAGACTCTTCTTTATTTACTTCTCTTGCCTTTTCACGCAAAGTCATAAGAAATGCCTCAAGTGAAATTAGGTCTTCTTTGCCAGACATAAACTTATGTCCAAATTGCCCAGTTAAAGAAACTCCAAGTAGTCGCTCTTCTTCTGTGTTGTCTTTCCAAATTTTTCGTAAATACTTAAAATCAGTTAGAGTTGACTGCCACGTACCAAGAATTGTTGCAAGCTCAACTTTACGCTGAATATCTTTCTTTGTATCATTTTCACGTAATACGACTTCTGAAAGGTTACAAAACTGGTAAGGACGTAAGATAATTTCTGAGCATGGGTTAGTTCCGTAGTGTATATCTGAATCTCTTCTTCCAAACTTTGCTGCCTGGGCCTGAGCTGCGGCCACATTATATATACCTCGTTCTCCCGACTTAGAGTCATATAAAGATTTCCATTCTGCTATAAATTGTTCCATCTCTGGCTTGCGAGAATATGCAACAGAGTTATTTGATAGTGCACGTTGTGGGCTTTGCTCCCACCAATTTCCAGATTTTGCTTGCGCCATTTCAATATCGTTAATGTTTGAAAGAGAAATCATTGCTGATCTGCGAACTCCACCCACCACAACAACTTCACCGATCTTGCACATAATGTCATGACACTCGATTGGCTTAAGGCTTCTTCCTGTGGCATTTTTAAACTTTGCAATTGTAAAATCAAATAGATTTACAAGTGGTTGTGGTCCTGAAGACCTTCCACCCATTGTCTTAAGTCTTGCGCCTGCAGGTCTAACTTTTGAAACATCAATTGCTGGAATATGTCCAGTCCAAAGCAATGCAAGCAGTTCACGATATGCTTTTGCCCAGCCTTGTTTAGAATCTTCTACAACAATTACAGTATCTGACTTTTCTAGTTTTTCTGGTACTGGCGGTAGCTTATTAATATACTTATATTCTACCGAAAACCCTACGCCTGTTCCACACATTAGAACATACATTGTTTCATCAAATGATCGTGGTGAGTCAACTGGCAGAAAAGCACAATTGTACCCAGCAACATTATCTCTTTCAAGTGCCGCTCCAGAAGTCATTACAGATCTCATGGACGGCATAACATTTCGTTGAAATACAAACTCTTTTAATTCCGCAACTAGCTTTTCATTTGGAATATAATTATGGTTTGTCTTTAAATGGTTAGTCATAAATGAAAAATATCTGTCTACTGTCTCTCCCCATGTTTCTCTACGACCTTCTGCTTCTACCCATTTTGCATATCTAGATAAAGCAATAAAGTTTTCATAAGGATTTTCAATAGTTTGTGACATTTATTATACGACCTTTTCTCCGCCTTGCGGTGCTAATTTTGAATGAGGTCCTAGTGTATCAAACTTTTATTTAATGGTCTAGGGGCAAAAAATACTTTTATAAGTATCAGTATGTGAGATATAGTTTTAGTTAACTAACTTGACAGTTACTTATATTCAATGCTATTCTTAGAGTTCGTTATCTCTATAGGAGGAAATGCCAATGGAGAATATAAAACAACAGTTTAGCGATTTGGTTCGTGACTGGACAATAATAGCAGTGACAACACTGTTTTTGTTTTCTGGAAGCCCAGCAAATGCTTTGACTGTAAAACCTTTAGTGAAAACTGAAGCCCAATTAAAGCAAGAAGTCTTAGATAGTTTTAGTAAAGAGATTTACAAGCCATCTGAGATGCTTACAGACGAAGAGTTAGTAACATTACTTAAGACTGTAGGGTTCGAAGGACTAGGCCTTAAGAAAGCATGGTCAATAGCAAAGCGTGAATCTAATGGAAGACCGCTTGCATATAACGGGAATAAGAATACAGGAGATAGTTCTTACGGATTATTTCAGATAAACATGATTGGAAATCTTGGTCCTACAAGACTTGAGAAATTTGATCTACAGAGTAACAAGGAGTTATTCGACCCAGTAACAAACGCAGAGATAACGTACTACATGACCAATGGCGGAAATGATTGGTCGGCTTGGAAGGGTATGACCCCAAAAGCTAAGGAATTTTTATTAAAATTTCCGACAAAGTAAAGGAGATGGGATGAGGGTACAGTATGTATCAACCTACATCTCCATGTCAGAAGAAGGATTGGTTGAAAAGCTTTTATGCCCAGTAGACCAATCCCTTCTTTTTTCAAATCAAAACCTTTTAGATGAGGTATACTTATATTGTCTAGAGTGTGACTATAAAAAAGCACTTGGTTCAGCTAGCTATCAAAAAATAGTCGATGAGGTAAATAAACATAAAAATGTGTGAAGATAATTGTATTTGTAATTTAGAAAACGAATCGGCCCCAATGCGGGTAACCGATGCAATGGGTAGAGAGGCTTTTTGGTTAGATGCAGGAAGACCTGAATGAAATAAATACCTCTGATTTAGAGGACAACCTTCCTATGGTAAATTATATAATGCTACATAGGATATACGATTTGCTAACTCTGATGTCCAATAAAATTGTTGGTGGAGAAGACACGCAAAAAATGGTAGAATATCATAATAAGGGCTATCTACTAGGACCAGCCCCATCATTTAGACCAAACGAGGAAGAATAAAATGGAAAAAGAAAAAGTAGTACTTTTAATGCTTGAAAAATTAAATAACGATACAAGATTTGCTGGTGTGTCCAGTGGTGCAGATATTGCAGATGTTGAACAGCAGATTATTAAGAATCAGCCATTTTTGCAATGGCAGATGAACAACATGTATGACACACTTGTTGAAAAAGGCGTAATTATTCCTTGACATTGAATCTTTATTAACTTATAATAAAGTGTTGGTCGAGACTCGTCTCCCAATTGTAAAGCCCCCTTTTGGATCCGCCTCCGAAGGGGGTTTTTTACATCTCTGGTGGTATAATAATTATATAATGGCAAGGGATCACTTTTCACAAGCATCTAAGAATCCTCGATATAAAAGTAGTTTTTATACTAATCAGGAATCTAAAGAATCCCTGTCAGAAAGAAAAATTGAACTATTTTTCTCAAAAATAAATTACGCTCTAAAAAGAATAGTTGGTAAAAAATAATGTTTACAGATAATCCAAAGGTGGAGCAAGTTGCAGAGCAGGTCTGGATTTACAGAGGCTTTATAACACCAGAAGAAAATGAAAATATCATGCGTTTAATGAGAGAGCATGAGGCTGCTTACAAAGATTCAAAAGATGCATTTGTATTTAGAGATCAGTATATAGACTGGTACAAGGACAAGACTGGCCCATCGATGCCTGAGCTAAAACCAATCTGGGACAGGCTTTCAATGATGCTTTATCCAGAACACTACATTCATCCACAGCTATTTGTAAATGTAATGCGTCCTGGCGATGAAGGAATGTTTGTACATGCCGATAGTCCAGGAATGAACATGGAGCATGACCTAACTCAACTAGACAGATGGTCAACTTGCTGCAGATTAAGCCATGGAGTAGTTGCCTATATGGGAGACTACGAAGGCGGAGAAATATTTTATCCAAATATTGAAGCAGATGGAAGAATTAAAGATAGGCCAGGAGATCCTGATGATTGCTTGCAGGTAGACGTAAGACCTGGAGATGTAGCAATCCATGGAGCAACTCATCCCTGGGAACATGGAGTAAGGAAAATAACAAGTGGGATTAGATTTGCATACTCTAACTTCTGCATGGAAAAGGAACACGCTCCAGGAACATATGAGCTATTTGATCCATCTAAACATCCATTTATGACAGATCCAAAAGAGATTTTAAAATGGAATGAAACAGTTTATCCTGAAACAACTTTCTGCAAAAAGAAATGTATATGCGGGGACTCTGCTGACTTTCCTTATTGCGACAACACTCATAAAGAAGTAAATAAACTTAAATATAAGAAGTAATTGAGCATATAGTGCGAAAGTGCGAAAAGTGCGGCGGTAGAAGACATTTTCAAATGTTATTAAAAGCCCTCAAAGGGCCATATAGCAATTTTAGAACACATGGTCTATCACAAAGTATGCAAATCAATAAAAGAGGGTCTTAGAATGGCTTACAAGTCCTTTTATTATTTACAGATACCTAAAACAGGATCTAAATACTTCATAAGCAACATGTACTTACCATTAAAAGATGAGTTTAATAAACATGGCATTGAATTTCTTAATATGTGGGACCAATATAGCAATCCTTTAATAACTGGGTGGCATCCAGAAATAGATAAAGATACATATGTAGCATCAACATTTAGAGATCCAGTAAAACAAATAGTCAGCAAGTATTGTGATCAATTTAAATCATCCAACAAATCAGAAACAAAATATTATAGTAATGATCTTCCAGATAAAGAAGCATTTATGCAGAATGTAAATACATATGCTAACAATATGTCTAGGTATCTAGTTAGTCATTCAGATGTATATGGTAAGGATATATTACAGTCAACTGAAATTAATATGAATAGTGCAGTGCGGCGAAGTAAGAGAGTCAATAAATTCATATTAGAATCAACTAACCCAAATGACACAATGCGAAGTATATTACAGGATATGGATCTACCTGTTCCAAGTCACCTTGAAAAAGGTAAAGTGAACCATAAGATCAATGTGAACAATAGCTCTAGACTTTTATATGAATCTTTGACCGCTGAAGAAGTTGAAGCAATTAGATCTATATCTGATATTGATGAGTATATATATAACTATGCAAAGGGATTAGATTCTTGATCTATATCTTCATCTAGGTCGAAATCAAAGATTTCTTCTTTTCCCGCCCACTTTAAAAACTTAGACAATGCAAGTCCTGAAAGGATTGCTGTCGCAATTAGACTTATCAATGCCCATAACTTCTTCACTTTATATCCTCCCAAAATGCAATAATTAAAACAATTATTGGTCCAAATATAACTGATGCTTGTATCCAGTTCATATAACTCCTAAATTGAAATTACTAATATTAAAACTATAGCAATTAATGTTATGCCAAGAAATTTAATTTTTTTATGTTTTGGCCATTCATCAGGTACTATTACGTTTTTATTCATATTCTACTCCATTGTAGGGACACTGGGATTTGAACCCAGAATCTATTGTATATAAGACAATTGCTTTAACCAGATTAAGCTATATCCCCTAGTTTATATATAGTTGTAGGATGAACCCACATATATTAACTAGGATAGCTATAA